GGGTCACTTCCCAATAATGAAACGGCACATATCAACAAATGATCGCTGCCCCTTGGTGGGCTTCTTGGTGGCTTCTATTTGGGCAATCGAGTCCATCACGGAGCGGTTCACGAAAGAGGAGCGGGCCATCCCGCACCGTTTCGACATCTCATTGAGTCGATTCAATTCCTGGTCAGAGGCTCGGAATGAAACGTATAGGTTTTTTATCGACGCACGGGATCGTTTCCCCGCGCGCGCAGTGGGTTTAGTTTTCATAATTATGGTTGGTGTCAGTAACTAGCCGACAGGGTAGCACAAAGTGTGTGGTTGTCAAATTGCGGGGTGGCGTATATGACAGGATTTGAAACATTTGTGGCATTTGGTGATGCTCACGGGGATATGGCTTCCCGTGAGAGCATCGAGGCTTTAGAGCGGCACATTGCGCTACTCAAGCCGAAGCATCGGATTTGTTTGGGGGATATGTTCGATTTCCGAGCGTTAAGGATTGGTATCCGAAACACCGAATCAGATGCGGCAGACGATCTCGTGTCTGATACCACAGCGGGCTATATGATGTTGGAACGCCTCCAGCCCACTGTCTTTTTAAATGGAAACCACGAATACCGACTCTATCGAACCGCAACCGAATCGGCGTCAGGGATTGTCCGGCAACACGCTGTCGAAGGCGTCGAGAAGCTGGAAAAGTTCCTACACAAAATGGGTTGCAAGGTCTACCCGTATCATTACGAGCGGGGCGTCCACACTATCAAACAAGTCGCATTCGTCCACGGCTACACGGCAAACCAACAATCCGTAAAGCAACACGCGGAGATTTATTCCCCGTGCCGAGGGGGGGCAGTGATAATGGGTCACCTGCACCGGATCGAAGCCGTAAACGCCATCCGCCACGGGGGTGCGAAAGGTTACAGCGGGGGATGCCTCGCAGACATCCCAAGCCTCACTTATGCGGCCTTACGACCTGCTACCTTGCGTTGGGAAAACGGCTGGCTCTATGGGGTCATCGGGAAGAAAGGATTCAAGATATGGCAAGCCGAAAAAGTGGACGGACAGTGGGTGCTGCCCTCCGAGATCAAAAAAATTTAGACCCCGAAATCGCGCGCTGGGCTAAATCGATGTGCGATTTGCGTGCCGAAGAGGATGAGATCCCGCCGGATTGGTATCGCGAGGACGAGCTTGCGGAAAAGCTGGGAATGTCTGGCTCCGGCGTTCGCCCTTATATAAAGCTACTGCTGGATCGCGGAAAGCTGGAGAGTAAAAAATTCAGAAGGTGGATTGAGGGCCGCACCGACAGACGTTATTCGGTCGCCTACTACAAGTTGAAATGAAACGCATCCCCGCCAAATATCTTACAAGGCGCGTGGCCGTGCATTGGATCGATCCGACAGGCTTCATAAATTCAGATTTGAAGGATGTGGATGTGTCGGAATGTGTGTCGGAAGGCACTCTGGTGTCTGTTAATAACCGCCGACTTATCCTCCGCACCGCCGTTTATAAAGACTCTGAATTTGGGGATTATTCAGCAATTTCAATGGGATGCGTAGAAAAGGTGACGCTCCTTTAGCTGTCAACAACTTCTTGCGCCTTATGCCTTGACTATCAACAAATTCGTGGTAAGGTCAGCGCAGCTTTTAGATGAAAACGAACCCCCAACATCAACACACCGGAACGAGCAAGTCTTTCGCACAATATATGATATGTTGGCGATTGGTATTCGTTGACATCTTTAGGTTCATTGCATACCACTTGGGAACACCTATTGCCACCTTGTCGCAACACACGACAATGGATGACATCTTGTGCTATGAAACACACAAAAAAAATACCTCATTGGCAGGAAGCCTACGAGGATTGGCGGGCGTGGGGCGGGCGTCCGGCAATGCTGACAACTGCTGATGTTGCTAGGATATTCAATGTCACACCACGAACAATTTACCGCTGGATCAAAAACGGGAGACTCAAGGGCATCCGCGTTGGTGGACGCGGAGGAGACTACCGATTTGACGTTGAAGAACTTGCGCGCTTTATCAACCGCCCTTGACTCGCGCGGCCATCGTCAGATTGTAGCCTACCTGACGAAACAGGATGTGTGCGATATTATGAGCCTGACGCCGCGCACGATTGAGCGTTGGGTGGAGCAGGGCATCTTACCGGCCTTCAAGATGGGGGTTCACCAGCAATCCCCTATTCGTTTCAAGATCGAGGACATCGACAATTTACTTTTATCCCGCTTGCGGGACGCCAAGGAAAAAGACCCATCTGATGGACAAAAACTATCTGTCAGTCCAGTTGCTTGCCCTCCCTCAACCTAGGGTGGGTGAGTGCTGGATATGTGAGGATTCAGCAGCAGTGATAGTAGCCGCAGATAATGCCACTCGCGGCTATGTTTGCATCGTTTGCGCTGAAGACGCGATTGAGGTCGAAAGATTTCTAGCGGTTCACGGCCCGTCACTTGGATGGCGGCATCCGAATCCGTATGAAATAAATGGAAGAGATTAAAATGGAAAAGAAAACTACTGACAAAAAGAGGAGCTTGGCCGGTCAACTTGCACTGGCCCAAGCTGAAATGCCCCACGCTGAAATGAAGAGTGAAAATCCGTTCTTCAATAATAAGTATGCGGGCTTAACCGAGGTGATTGATGCGGTTCGCCCTGCGTTGAACAAGCACGGTATTGCCATCACCCAAACGCCCCAGTTTTACCGGCGGCACATTGGTGATGACGGCAAGGAGTACCCGCCGATTATGGTGCTGCGTACCACGCTAATGTTTGAGGGCGAAGAAATCGTGAGCGAGATGCCGCTCCACCACAAGCACGGGGATATGCAATCTTTGCTCTCCGCTATCACGTATGCAAAGCGCGCGTCTGCCCAAAGTATAACATTTTGCGGCGGCGGTGCGGATGATGACGGCGTGGATGCTGTCGGCAAGGATGAGGTTGCGAAGAAGGCTGGAAAGGCTCCGGTCAAAAAGGCTCATCGTCCGAACGGCCCGCGTCAACCGGAACCGGAACTCGTCGTTGAAGGCGCGCTATGAGCGACGAACGACGAGGGATGCCCAGCGCAAGCGGGCTTGAACAGATTGCATTGTGTCCAGGCAGCTTTGTAGCCCAGCGCGGCATCGAGGATGTGGCTGGAGAAGCTGCCGCGCGCGGCACACGCATTCACGCCTACCTAGAGGGTCAAGAGATTATCCTCAACACCGAGGAGCAGGATTGCGCGAACGCGCTTGCCGCCAAGCGTGATGCGTTGCTGGAGCAGGTCTTCCCAGACGGCAAAAAACTTAAAGTGATTAAGGAGGTACGGTTATGGCTGCAAAAGTAATTCTATCGGGGATGCCAGATCACCTAGTGATACGAGGTAGCACCGCTATGGTGTTGGACTATAAAACCGGACGGGGTGAGGTCACTCCATCGGAAAGGAATCTGCAAATGATGGCATTGGCGGTTTTGGTGAAGGCGAACCACAAGCGCGTGAGCAAGGTTTACTGCGCCATCATCCAGCCGCATCGCGATCCGGAGATGGTTTGCTATACGGGAAAGAAGCTCAAGGAGGCGCGCGCCTTTATCGAGAGCATTATTGCCCTCGCGCTTCTGCCGCTCACTCACCGTGTGGCGGGGGAGAAGCAATGCCGCTGGTGCAAGTTCAAGTCCGAATGTCCGGAGGCTATCGCGGCCACGCTGACGATCACCACTTCCGGCAGCAACGGGTTAACGGATCCGGCGCGGTTCGCTCAATTGCTCGACTACATTGGCGTGGCGAAAAAGATGATCCCCGCCATCGAGGCCAAGGCCCGCGCGGCGTTGGAGGCTAATCCGGATGCCATCGAGGGCTACACGCTCAAGAACGGGGTGAGGCGGCGTGATGTGAAGGACATCGAGGGAGCCTTTAACGCGCTCAAAGCCGATGGGCTGATTGATGAGGTGAGCTTTATGGGTGCTTGCAAAGTCTCGCTCACCTCGCTTGAGGGGAAGGTGCGGGATACCAAGGGGATGAGCAAGAGCGCGGCAAAAGAATCTATCGCGAGGTCGCTGGGCGATCTTGTGAATGAAAGTGAAGGACAACCCAGACTACAAAAATATGAGTGACCAACCAAAAAAGCAAATACCGGCGGGCAAAGGCTCGATCTACTTGAACGTGGCTCCGAAGTCGCCCAACTCCCCGCGCTACAGCGGAAAGATTCGTTTCCCTAATGGGGTGCTGAACAAATTCAGCTTCTGGTTCAATGGGACTGCGGGTCAGGAAGGTTTCAACATCGGCATCGCCATCGATGAGGTGGACGAGAGTGAGGGACGCCCCCTTTCTCAAGCTGAACAAAAAGAGGGGTGGGCAAAGGCCAAGGCCACGCTGACCGAGGAACCTGTTGCGGCGAGTGAGGAAAATGATGACGTACCGTTTTAACTAAAACTTTCCGGCGGGTCGACCCACGGGGGCGACCTCCTTTACTGCGCTAACGCGCGGGCTTCCAGCCCCCCGACCCGCCGGTCTTAAATTTACAATGAGCGATGAGCAACCAAGAACACATCTCGACCTGTTCAGCGGAATTGGGGGATTTGCAATTGCCGCTGGCTGGGCTGGATATTCCACCAGAGTCTTCTGCGAGCAAGACAAATACTGCACCAAAGTCCTCAACCGACACTGGCCCGATGTGCCAGTCATCCGAGACATCAGAGAGTTTGACGGCAGCAAGTGGCGCGGAGCCGGATTGCTCACAGGAGGATTTCCTTGCCAACCTTGGAGTCAGTCCGGGCAGCAGCGAGGCGAGGAAGATGACCGTGCGCTCTGGGGAGAAATGTTCCGTGTTATTAAAGAAGCAAGACCTGATTTCGTGCTTGCAGAGAACGTTGCTGGCCTCATCAACATGGCACTCGACGATGTGCTTTCTCAACTGGAAGGCGAAGGGTACACCACAGGGGCGGTTGTACTTCCAGCTTGCTCCCTCAACGCCCCGCACAGACGAGACAGGGTGTGGATTATGGCCCACGCCAAGCACAAGGAACGACAGGAAGCCAGACCCATCGGCGGGAGGGAAAAGGAAAAGCGGAACCCCAGCGCAGACGCATTTACAGGATGCAGTGGATCAAGCAAAGAAGATGTGGCCCACGCCGACAGCGAACGAGGATGCTGCAGGGACGCCGCAGGGGAGGATGCAACCGATGCTAGGCAACCATCCCGATGTCAGGAACACGGGCATTGGGACACTGAACCCAACGTGGGTCGAGTGGCTCATGGGATACCCTCTCGGACACACCGACTTAAAGCCCTCGGAAATTCAATAGTTTGGCCCGTGGCTTATGAGATTCTAAAGCATTTATGAAAACCATCCTAACATTACTGATACTCGCTTCCCCCGCATTCGGGGTGGAGATAAACGGCAAACTTATCTTTGCCTTTGCCAAGGTTGAATCCGGAATGGACGACAACGCCATCGGCAGAGCAGGGGAGCGGGGCGCGTGGCAGATGGGACGCGCGGCTTGGGAAGACTGCAACCGCTGGCGCAAGGCGAACAACCTCTCAACCCACCGTCATTGTGACGCGCACCATCCCTCTTGGGGCTACCAGTACGCTCACCTGTATATGGCGAAACTCCACGGCCAGCTATGGAAGGCGACAGGCAAAGAGCCAACAGCGGGGAGTCTGTACGCTGCCTGGAACTGTGGACTGACAGGATTCAAGAGAAGAGATTTCAAAATTAACAAAACTCCGCGCACCACCCGCTCGGCCATCAACAAACTAGAAAAAATACTCAATGAGAAAACCCAATCCTAAAACATACACGGGCAAGGTTCGCCAGAATCTAGACCTGATCATTTCAACCACATCCGATGTGACGGGCATTCCCGTGAACCGGATAATGAGCAAGGAGCGCACTGACGAGGTGGTGATGGCTCGCTGGATCATTTGGTGGTGCTGTATCAAGTGGCTCAACATCACGCTTTCGGGCTGCGGCAAGTTCTTTGGCCGCGACCACGCCACGGTGATTCACGCTCTGGAAAAAACATCGTACCGGCTACTGCTGGATCGCGATAGATTCTTCCGGCGCAATCTGGAGGAGGTCACGCAACAACTGGGTTGCCCTGAAATAGTACCCGCCGAAGCCCATATCTATGCCTAATGATAAAGATCGAGATAGCGGAGAGAGTGCCGAGCCTAAATCTGCTCTTTGGATTGAACCCGTGGAGTCGGAAGAAGCTCAAGGAGGGAACTTTCGTCGCAGTCGCATCCGCATTACTAGCAAAAGATGTCGGCTGCTCGACCCAGACAACCTCTGCGTCAAATACATTATTGACGCACTACGCTACTGCAAAGTCATCAAAGACGATACCACGAAAGAAATTGAAGTCTACATCAAGCAAGAAAAAGTCAAAACGAGGAAAGAAGAAAAAACAATCATCGAGGTAATATGAGGGAAGACGAATATTTTGATATGGATGAGGACGAAACCCACGATCCCCCGCAATGCGATTGCGGTGGGTTGCTAGTGGATATGGAATGGGATGCGGATAAGAGGAAATGGAAATGCGAAAACTGCGGGCCGTAAAGTTAGAGGAATGGGAAGCCATCGCTCGGCGCGTCTTGCTCATTCCCAATGCGAGCAGGAGTGAGGTCGATTCGGTGCTGGTAGGCGTTACTCGCAGCAAGGATCGCTGGTTGATTGCTGAACTTAAAAAGAAGCGGGCCAAGGCTTGGACTGCTGCCACAACGAAATGAAAACAGGAGTGGATTGATATGAACAGAACGTGGAACTACCACCGTCGAGTGGGAGGAGCCGAGTCGCTCGGCAGCACGGTAGGCGTCCCCAGCATTCGCCTCACCGAAAAAGTCTGCGATACTGGCAAGCATAAATGGATGACTCGCAAATGGTCGCGTATGTGTTTGCGCTGTGGCATCGAGCAAGCCAAGGACGCACTCGGCAAGTTCAGTTAGAACAATGAAACGCGACCACTCAAATTTTAAGCGCAACCTGTCACTCGCCATCGACATTCTGCTGTTGGGTGGAATTATGTTTATGATTTACCGGCTACTGGCTACCTGATGATTTTATCCCTCAAAATGCCGCCCCTAGCGAAACGCTATGCCCTGTTGTTTTTACAGCAGAACAATATGGGGCAACGCGGTCATTTTGACGGCAGCAGTGAGCAACAGTTCACAGGACTACTGGGGGAAATCTGTTTCAAACGGTTGGTGACCGGCAACTGGCCGTCCATCGAGGCCGGATTTGACGGCGGCTTTGACTTGGAGATCGAGGGGCGGCAGGTGGACGTAAAAACAATGGGGCGAACAGTAAAAGTCGAGTCCGGCTTTGTCCATAACTACGTTTTAGCTCAATCACATCACGCCGCCGATATGCTGGTATTCCAATCCTACATCAAGAAGACTAATATCCTGGAAGTATGCGGCTGGATCGAGAAGGAGGACGCTTTGGCCTTTGGAACGGTCTACCCAAAAGGCTCCGTCAGGACGCGCAGGGACGGTTCCACCTTCGTCACGGCGTCAGACCTTCTGGAAGTCGAGCAAGGCTTCCTAAAGCCATTCTCCGGCCAATTAGAGGTGGTCTTGGAGGACGCTCACCTCGTGGGGCCGCTGTTCCCGAAACCGATTTACGAAACTCAAGAATTATGAGAGATAAATATGAAGATCAGCCTTTCATCTGGCGCGAAGAGTGGACGATGGATGACCTCCGCGAAATGATTATTGTGCGATTTGACCGCATTGCTCGCGAGAGGTGGGATAAGGCGAAGAAGCCCCGCACACTCGATACGATTGGGGAGATGGAGGCGAAGGCTGTTGATGGGTTTTTCCGAGCGTTTGGGCTACGGATGAAACGTGCGAGGGCATTGGCAAAATTGGGACACGGGCTTGAACTCCCACCTGAATAAAAAATTATGAAAGACAAAGACAAAGACCGACTATTCCAGTTCCCCTTCTTCCCTGCTGACTTTTTGGTAAGCACAATGCTGATGACTCCCGCCGAGGTCGGAGCCTTTATGCGATTGCTTTGCCATAGCTGGCTGGAGGACGGTATCCCGTACAAAAGCAAAACGTATTTGGCACGTTTAGGAGGCGTTTCTACATCAAAATTGGATCAAATCCTCTCCAAATTTTACATAGACGATGAAAACCGCTTACGCCACCATCGACTAGAGGTGGTTCGGAAAAACGTGGTCGAGCTACGCGAAAAGCGCGTAAAAGCCGGACGCAAAGGAGGGGAAGCAAACAAGCAACGCTTTAGCCCCGCCGAAGCAAAATGGAAGCAAAATAGTAGCATTGCCGAACCTAGTAAAACAAAACAAAACAAAACAAAGCAAAAGGGAACCCCCTTACCCCCTTTGAGTGTTGCTGAAACCATTGCCGCCGAGCGAGCTTTGCGGATGATTGCCGAGGACATTACCGAGATCAGAAATCAAAGCGCGCGGGATGCGATGGGGAGCGTCATCACTTGGGGCCACCCAGATGACAGGGAACGCTTGCGCGAACTCCGCGCTCGTGAGCGCGAGCTAAAAGCTCAACTCACCGGCATCACCCCACGCCGTGAATCCACCGCCATCCCAGCCGGAATGGCAGAGCTTGCCGGAATGATCGCAGAGGACAAGCTGACCTGACTCCACACACGCCATTGCTGCCCCGTAAAGGGGTGCTGTAGGCATCTTGTGATACCTTCTGTCACATCATACCAAATGAAGATGTCAGCTTGCGTGAGCGGCTCCTCGGCCTTCATTGAGTTTACCGTTAATCTGCCCCAATTAACGGTAAACTCATTTTAGCCTCCGCTTCTTCCAATAGCTTCAGGGAGTCGGTCAATTCCTGCTGTTCCTCGCGTTCACCATCTGTGGGGTGTTTACGCTGCCCTAGCACCTCAATCCGTTGCTGGACTAAAGCCCTGATGGCGTCGTGTGTTGTAGTTTTCATAATTTATCCTTCGCTAATGTCGCATTCGTAGTGCTTTGCCAGTTTGTTCGCGATTACATCGGCTTTATTGGCCTTTTTGGTGCGCGCGAGCGTTGCTTTCGAGTAGTTGCCCGCGTGGATGTGTTTCAGTAGTTCGATCACATACCATCCCCTCGCGGGGCGGGAAATGTTGATTAGGGTTTTCGGGCAAGTCATCATTTTTCCTAGCTTTTATTTGTACCCGCGCGAGCGCGCGAGTGGGTTGTTTTCAGTTCACACTAAAGTTTTCCGCCCACCACATTTATTGTCGTGAAATTCCAAACGCCGGTTTATAGCCGCGCGAGTGTCTGCCTCTATAGCCGCGAGGAATGACGCGCCAACGGCGGACTTGCGCCGCCCCCGCGAGCGCGCCATATCAAGCGCATACCGTTTCACTGCTGCCTGGTTGTTTAGGTTTGCCATTAGGTTAGCCTTTCCGGTGGATTTCCCACGCGGCGTCATCCGCCCGCACGTTTTTATGTTTGCAGTCTAACTCCCACGCCTTGCGCGCGTATGTTTCAGCGCGTAGACGTTGCCGTTGGTGATCCACCGCCGCCAAAAATTCGGCGTGCGTGCTGACAAGATAATTGCCCGCTGTGTCTTTTCTGATTTTTGTTTTCATAATGGTTTAAAATTGTGGGACGCACGGGCCGGTGCATTTTGGGAGCGCAACCGGCCCGCCGCCCCTTGCCCGCCCCATTTCTCCGGAGCGGGCAAATTAAATGAGTGAATGTTTACGCAAAATGGATTGCACATTTCCCGTCCCGCATTCGGGGCAAAGAAAACTTGCGTCCGGTTCCACCGTTTGCGTGTGTCCGCATTCATTGCACGTGCCTTCGCACACGCCGTCCATCATTGCCGCTTCAATTTCGGCCATTTCATTTTCATCAATCATAATTTTACCTTTCATTTTATCACCGGCATTGGCCGGATAGGGCGGGCCGATATTAAACCGGCCCGCCGTGATCCGTTCACTGCGACAATTTAGCCAAGGCACAAACGGCAAAGCCAATGGCCGCCACTATTAGCCCAAATTCAAACGTGCGCCGGTTGCTATTCATTGGCTGGCCTTTTCTGTTAAAAATTGCATTTCACGATTGCCTAAAACGTAGCAACTGTTGACGCAATCGTGGGTTGTTATTCGGGAAATTATGACAAAGTAAATTTGCTTTTGCACAATCACCTTCACCCTATCCACCAAAGTATTCCCGTGCTTGAAGTAGCGCATATCTTGGCGGTGTTCAATTTCGCCAACCCTAATCTTGCGCCAAATTTCGCACCGAATTGTTGCAGGGATTTCGCCCCACCATCGTTTATTGGGGATCATATTCATTCGCCCGCCCTTCCGTTGGCAATGGCGGACGCCTTGCGCTTGCTTTGCCCGTGTGCAGCAAACCCCACAATGCACGATCTATTTGCGTGGCTGCACAATTTGCAATTGGCGCACGTTTTATTGTCCAAAAATTGAGCGGGGCAAACCACTAGTTTGCGCCCTTCCGGCGTAGCGCGCGGCAAATCCTTTGTGCGCCGCCGGTATTCAGCAAGCGATTCAGTAAACTCGCCCTTTGCATTCGCCCGCCCATATTCGGCGGGTAGAATCGAAACAACCGGCCCAATATTCAGCGCGGCCAGTTCATCCGCTTGCCGCAAATTATTTGCCGATAGATTCACGGTGAATCCTTTTGCATTGGACTCGCTCACGAGCTTGGCGTTTAACCGGTGGGTTGCATTCCGGTCATCAACTGGCTTGTGAGTGTAGGTGAATCCCCTTTTGCCTTTGTTGGCTTTGATTAGCTCGCGCATAAACCTTGCGTGAATCTTATTGCCAAATCCTGGCAAGTCTCCGGCTTGATCGTGCCGCCACAATTCGCCATCCGGCAACGCGGCCACGTTAAACAGGAAAGCGCGCCACATAACCGGCGCACGTTCCATTGCCAACTTGTCCAGCTTGCGCCAATGCATTGCAAGCGGCCCGCCCTTTGCATAGCACGGCCCTTTAATGAGCGGACACGCCGGCGGGCACGAATCACTTGCCGTGGTGGATACCGGTATCGGGCCGGTCTTACGATTTGATGAAACGCGCACAAAATGCACGCGCGGCCAATATTGGCTTGATTTGTTTGTTTTCATTGCCTAGCTTCAATTTCCCAATGGGGGGCGGTTCGTGCCGCTTGCGCGTGGGTTGCACCTAGCTTGCCGCGCGCGCCCCATTGGCTTTTCGGCAAGCTAGGTTTTAAAATCAGTTTATTTTACGTATTGCAATGGTTCACAGTTAAACATTTCCGCATATGTTAAATCGCGCCAAGTGTCAAACGTGCTACGGGGGCGGGATGGCTTTTTGACTGCACATTGGATTAGGCAATTGTTATCGCCGATCCACGCAAACACTTCCACAAGTTGCCAATGCTCCGATTTGTGTTTATCTTTTAACCTAATCCACGCAAGGGAAATGGCATCATCCCAAATTTCCTTTTCGGACTTCTCCGGATGGATCAACTCAAACTCTAATTTGATTTGATTGGCTGGGTCAGATTCCCAACCATCCGCTGTTTGCGTATTCTTTTGGAATGTGGCAACAAACTTTGTTTCGCAAACTTTGCCGCTAATCCTTTGTATTTGTTTCATAATCCCAGCTTTCCCTTTACCGGCCATCGTGGCCTTGGGGGACTGTCGTATACAGTCGCATAGAAAGCAAGCACAAAGTGACACTATTTTTCACAAGGTAACATCTTTTTGAATTATAGCCTTGCTTTCCCCGTCCCATTGCCCTTTAACAATCGACACAGTATGCCGCGCAACATCACCATAATAGCTCACAAAGCCGTCAAGCGAGGCCGCAAGCCTGCTCTGAATAGCTTAACGCCAGAGCAGATCGATAAAGCGTGTGATGCCCTAGAGCTAGGCTTTCCACAGTCTCGCATCGCCGGTTTGCTTGGCATCGCTGAATCCACATTATCCCGCATCTTAAAGCGAGGCGGGGAAGTAAGCGAAAGGCTCGCCCTTGCAAAAGCCGAAGGGGTAAAAAATAACCTTGCCGTGATCCAAACTCACGCCGCCAAGAGTTGGCAAGCCGCCGCGTGGCTGCTCGAGCGGTGCAATGGTAATGAATTCGCGCAGCCCGGCGCTCATTCAAGCCAAATGGTGCAAATTAACCTTCAGAATGTACTAGCGGCACAAGCGCACCGGCCAGTTGAAAAGGTAAAGCGCGTGGATTAGCCTGTAAACGTGGACTGAAAAGCTGTGTCGCGTCCCTGCATATAATTGATATTGTGCGAATATGAGCAAGCCAATGACACCACCCGACCACCACCACCCCCCCAGCCCTGCGGTTGCTTCTGCGCCCCCCCTTCCAGAATCCCCGCAGATAAAAAGGGGTCGTCCGAAGGGGAGCAAGAATAGAGTGAAGCCGAAGGAGTTGGCATTGAGCAAGGAGTATGATTTGCAGTGGTTTCCGGAGAGGTGGTTGGGGGACAAGCCGTATGGTTGGCAGTTTGATGTATTGGCGGCATTAAATTTGAAGGAGAGTCGTGTTGCGTTGAAGGCTGCGAATGGGAGTGGGAAGACTAGTTTAATTGCGGCGAGCGCGGTGTTGTGGCATGTGGTTAATTTTCCGGAGAGTTTGTGTGTTTGTACAGCGGGCGTATTTCGTCAAGTAGAGGCGGCGTTGTGGCCGAGTATAAAGCGTGGGGTACAGAGGATGACGGGAGGTGATGGATTTGAGGTGACGCAGAGTGGGTTGAGGTTTTGTAATGGAGCGCGAGCGATAGGATTTAGTGCGAGTGACGCGCATAAGGCGGAGGGTTGGCATCGTCAGGGGCCGAGTAATAATTTATTATTTATAATTGATGAGGCGAAGGGATGTGAGGATGGGATATTCCATGCGATGGAGAGGTGTCAGCCTAGTCGGATATTGATTATGAGTAGTCCGGGATCTGCGAGCGGTTATTTTTATGAGGCATTTACGAAGCAGCGAGAGCGGTGGGCTACGTTTAGTGCTACGGCGTTTGATTGTCCTCATTTGAAGAAGGAATGGATTGACGAGCAGATAAGTGCGTATGGGGAGAAGAGTCCTTTGATTCGTTCGATGATATATGGGGAGTTCATGGATGACAGTGATGACGGGGTGGTGTTGGGGTTGAAAGAGTTGGAGGAGTGTTTGGGTGATCCACCGGATCGGAAGGATGGTATGCGGGTAGCGTTTTGTGATTTTGCGGCGGGCGGTGATGAGACGGTATTTTGTTTACGGGAGGGTAATGAGATTACGCAGATGGAGATGTGGAAGGAGCGGGACACGAACAAGACGGTGGGGAGGTTGATAGGTTTGTTTGATAAGTACGGATTGGTGGCAGATGAGATTTACGGGGATGAGGGGGGATTGGGTTTACCTTTGTGTGATGCGTTGATGGAGGGGGGTTATGATATTCATCGGGTTAATTTTGGGGGCAAACCTTTTGATGCGCGTTATCAGAATCGTGGTGCGGAGATGTGGCACACGGGTGCGCGGGC